AAAATGCATGATTATAATAAAAAATATTTTACAAATCAATTAGAATATACAGAAGTTACTAACACTATTAAGTCCGCTAGTGATAAAGAATATAGATATGGATGTGGTAAAACTCCTTTAGATAATTTTTGTGATTCTAAGAAATGTGTACTGCAAGAATTTGGGGTAGGAGATGATATGCCTGCTATCCAAATTGATTCGATTGAAAAGTATGATTCGGATCCTCCTATTTATGTCGCATGGATTGATGGAGAAGGAGTAGATTGTGATGACGTAACCCTTCATGACCCTGAAAAATTTTCAGTGGCCTGCATGAATCAAACGAAGAAGATCATGCTACCCGTGGCTAAAATTGTTTGGAGAAAAATGTTATCTAAATTATTTAGTAATATACAAATAACGGATGCTCCCGAGTCTTCTAAACTAAACGTAAGATTAAAAGATGCTTTTGTTCGGTTCTCTAGTCGAGCACCAGGGAAAAGTATATCGGATGTAAATAAATACAAAGCCTTTACGGAAGATGGTAAGACTATATTCAAATGGGAATTTTTTTGGCAATCGGTAAACAATAGTAATATTTTTGATCGTAAGTATACCAGTGTTAAATTACAAAAGATATTTTGTGATCTATTTAAGGCACAGGAAAAAGTTAAAAAAATAGATGGTAAGACAGCCAGAGTCATTGAGGTTTCTGCTATGGATTTAGATACTCCTGTTATTAGAAAGAACGTAAAGGAGTTAGCACCTTTTGAAGTATCATAGAACCATTATACCAGGACCTCCTGGAACAGGGAAGACTTACCGATTAGTTAATTTTCATTTAGATAATGAATTAAATAAATTAAAAACGGAGTCTAAAAAAATTTTATACATCTCTTTTAGTAATGCTGCTACGCAAGAAGCACGAAAAAGAATCAATGAGTTATATCCAGGCAATGAGGTTGTTGTATCTACTATGCATTCTTTTGGAACTTCTATGTTAAAAATGGATACCCGTACCCAATTGTTAGAAGGTAAAGCTTGGAATACTTTTAAAAATTATTCCGGGATTTGTAAGGATTTAAATTTTGAAAATGTTCAGATCAATAATGGTTTTAGAGAATATAAAAATCATTATATGAAAATCATTGAGTATCATAGGAATAAACTAGTGAGCATTGAAGATGCAGCTATAGAATTAGACTTAATTGATTTTGTCAATATGCCATTATGTAAACAAATATTACAAGATTTAAATGACTATAAAAGAGATTATAACATGTATGAATTTTCAGACATGATATCCAAGTTTATTGAGAAAGATATGTGTCCGTCCCTCGACGCGGTTTTTCTTGATGAAGCTCAAGATCTAAGTCCCTTGCAATGGAAAATGTTTTTTTACATTGAATCCCGATGTAAACGTTCTTACATTGCGGGGGATGACGATCAAGCGATCTATTCGTTTCAAGGAGCTTCTCCAGAAACTTTTATTAACTTACAAGGAACCTTAGACCCTCAAGTTATTTCTAGACGAGTACCTAGAAGCGTGCATCGAGTAGCTATGTCTATTTTAGATAATTTAGATATACGAAGAGACAAAGAATGGGTTCCCAGAGATGCAGAAGGGTCGGTAATTGAAGATCATAATTTAGAAGATATTGATTTTAGTTCGGGAGAGTGGATGATTTTGACTAGAACCAACGAACAGATGAGATATATATCCGAGTTTTTAGAAACAACAGGTTACCGATTTGATTGTAAATACAATGACTTATTACCACCTAGCTTAATCAAAGCCATTAAAATCTGGAGACGATTAAATGAAGGGTTTGCAGTAACGGGAGAAGAAGCTAAAAAAGTATATGAATTTTTAAACGTGAAACAACAGCATCTAAAATATGGATTTTCCAGTGGCAACACTTTAGACGAGGTGGAATTAGTAACGTTAGAGGAACTTAAAACGAGTCACGGGCTGCTGGTAGCGGGCAGCTGGGATCTATTTAATATTTCTAAGGATCAAAAAAATTATATTGCAGGGTTAATTAAAAATGGAGATGATCTTTCCAAACCCTCTAGAATCAAAGTTTCTACTATCCATAGTGTGAAAGGAGAAGAATCTGAAAATGTTATTTTGTTTACAGATTTAGAACCGGTTATTTATCGTTCCGCACGGAAAGATAAAGACACAGAACATAGATTATATTTTGTAGGAGTGACTCGTACAAAAGAAAATTTATACATTATGAGTAGAAATTTTAAACATCAATATATAATAGGAGGAGAAATCATATGACGACTAAAGCAGATATGGAACGTTTGTTTCCATCTACAAGACAAGAAGGCGGAGATCACTACTCTAAACATAAAATACAACCATACACTTTTATACAGACCAATGGCTTGAGTTTTTTTCAAGGAAATGTTATCAAGTACGTAGTACGTTATAAAGATAAAAATGGTATTGAAGATCTTAAAAAAATTATTCATTACTGTGAATTAGAAATAGAAAATATAAGCAAATGAGTTTTGCTTTATTAGTAACTATAGTAGTGTTGATGTATTATGTTATTTGAAGCAGAAATAGAGTGGAGTTGTCCGGAAACGTTTCCTGATCTAAGTAACGCAAAGTATATTGCCATTGACTTAGAGACTAGGGATCCTGATCTAAAATCTAGAGGTTCTGGAGCGGTCATTGGTAATGGAGAAATCATTGGTATTGCCGTAGCCGTAGAGGGATGGTCTGGATATTATCCTATTGCACATCGAGAAGGAAATTTAGATAAACGAATTGTATTAGATTGGTTTAAAGAAGTTTGTGCTACCCCCGCAGCTAAAATATTTCACAATGCTATGTATGATGTTTGTTGGATTCGCGCGTTAGGTTTTCCTATCAATGGCCACATTATAGATACCATGGTCATGGCATCTTTAATTGATGAAAATCGTATGTGGTATAGTTTAAATAGTGTTGCATTAGATTATTTAGGAAACGTTAAAGATGAAAAAACTTTGAAGAATGCAGCAGAAGCAGCGGGAGTAGATCCTAAATCTGAAATGTATAAATTACCTGCGATGTATGTGGGAAAGTATGCAGAACAAGATGCTGCACTCACTTTACGTTTATTTAAATGTTTGTCTGGAGAAATTGAAAAACAAAAATTACACGACATATTTGATTTAGAAACTAAATTATTTCCTTGTTTAATTGATATGAAATTTAAAGGTGTCCGAGTCGACATTGAAGAAGCTCATCTATTGAAAAAACAATTGGTACAACAAGAAAATCAATTGTTAATGGAAATAAAAAAAGAAACTAATATTGATATTGAAATATGGGCAGCAAGATCTATTGCAAAAGTATTTGACCATTTATCTTTAGAGTATCTAAGAACAGAGAAAACAAAGGCACCCTCTTTTACAAAAAATTATTTACAAGAACATAAACATCCTTTGGTAAACAAAATAGCAAAAGCTAGAGAATTAAACAAAGCTCACACTACTTTTATTGATACTATTTTAAAACATTCACATCATGGTAGAATTCATGCGGATATTAATCCTATTCGTTCCGACCAAGGAGGCACCGTTACCGGTAGATTTAGTTATTCTAATCCTAACTTACAACAAATACCTGCAAGAAATAAAGATCTAGGCCCTAAGATTAGAAAGTTATTTATTCCAGAAAAAAATCATAAGTGGGGATGTTTTGATTACTCTCAACAAGAACCACGATTAGTAGTACATTTTGCCGCTAAGACACCTGTAGTTTGTGATGATCCATCCGTGGCTGATATTGTAGAAAAATTTAAGGACCATTCTGTGGACTTTCACCAAACCGTTGCAGACATGGCTGGTATTAGTAGATCTGCCGCTAAGACTATTAATCTTGGTTTATTTTATGGAATGGGTAAAGCAAAACTACAGGCAGAATTAGGACTAAGCACTAAACAAGAAGCAGAAGAATTATTTAATCAATACCACGACAATGTTCCTTTTGTAAAAGAACTAATGAATTATACTTCGAACGTTGCTAAACGAGATGGAGTTATTGAAACTTTATTACATAGACGATGTCGTTTTGATAAATGGGAAATAGCTAGATGGAATAATGGAAAATTTGTACCACCTACCAGTAAAGCAGAAGCAAAAGCTTCTTATAAAGAAGAATTTCCACAAGCATCGGATAAACAGCAAGAAGAAAACGTGCGTAGGGCCATGACCTATAAAGCGTTAAATAAATTAATTCAAGGAAGTGCAGCCGATATGACTAAACAAGCTATGATTAACTTATATGAAGAAGGTATTATACCGCACATTCAAATCCATGATGAATTAGATATATCGGTAGAGTCACCAGAACATGCAAAAAAGATAGTTGAGATTATGGAAAATGCTGTTACATTGGAGGTACCAAACAAAGTAGACTATGAATCGGGAAATTCATGGGGAGACATTTATGGTTAAATTATGGCATATCTTAATTCAAATATACCGTTACTATATTGTTCCGTTAGGAAAGAATATCTTTATGATCTTAAAAGTCATCACGGACAAAGTGAAGAGTGTGTGGTCTTCGGGTTTGCATCAATGGCCACCCGAGCCATCTTATTTCACGCCTTACTACCGAATGGTGCGGTCTACTATCGATTGCCTATCTCAGCTTTTTTTCAAAAACATCTTCAAAGAACCGAAGTGCCCGATATGCAAGTTGACGAGTTACAGTTGTGGAACTGTTTTAGTTATCATCCTGCTGTTACTACTTATTCTTTT